TTAATAGAACCGTAACTGAAGTGCCAGGGGACCGATCATCGTTAGCCACTGACTCTGATCAGCGTCTATAAACTCGATCCGGTAGTCTTTATTGAGAGGTTGGAGGGCAACTCCCCTGCGAGCCTCATCATACTGTATCCTTTTCAGAGTAATGCCGGTCTCGTATCTGACGGCACAGATTTTCCCATCCAGACCATCCCAGGTGATCTGCTTTTTGATGAGGACAATATCCCCGTGCAGGATCTGCGGCTCCATGCTTTGTCCATTAATTCGGAAGGCCACGTAGTTATCCGTGCCGAAGGGAATGTAGCGAGTGGGGACTTCGACTGATTCCGCCGGCTCCATATCCTCTGGAACTTCCATGGGTGATCCAGCGGATATTTCCGCTACGATCGGGAAGATTGAAGTCCGCACATAAGTGGTATCAAAATCATTCACTAAGACCGGTTTACCATCCACAATCTGGACTTTCTTGGTAGTCCTGATATCATCTCCAAGCTCCCAGGGAGCCAGGATGAACATACTGCCTTCACCTCTTAACAGCCAGTTCACATTCACTCCGGCATCGATCAATCTGGCCAAGAATTGAGGGTCGGGAAACCGCTCATTGTTCTTGTAACGGTCCAGAGAATTGGCAGAGATGCCAAACTTTTCGGTAAACTGGTACTGCTTCAGTTTCATTGCTTTAATCAGCATTCCCAGCCTGCTGCCGATATCGTTAGGGTCCATTATTCCTCCTAAAAGGTCATTTTCTGCTTGACCTTTTGCCGTATGGGTAAGATTATGCATCCGTAGACAAGATAAATTGTCTAATCTTTTTGTCAATGCTTATTTATATAGTTGTGCTTCGGTGGCGGATTTTTCCGCTCGTATCAGATAGTTTTCAGTAGTCGCTGGAAAGCGCAGAAAGGACTTCCCAAGTTATTGCGATGCAGTTATATAGCACCCAACAATAACTAAGGGGAGGCGCTTATGAAAGCTACTACTTACAAGCCCGGAGAAACTTGGATCAAGGATGACCTCTGTGACACACTGACCTCTGTGACACGTGTCACACACCCTTCCAATCAGAGAAAAAAGCCGCCGATGCTGATCAGTAGATATGTTGAACGCTGTGACAGATCGCCAGGACAGAAAAAGGCTACCACTGTGACAGATTATCCGACCTCTGTGACACACCACCGGAGTGGAAGTGTCACAGTGGTCTTACCGGTACCAGAGAATTATTGGCAGAGGCTGAACATGAGCAAGAACAAGATCAGGTCAGTCTGGCTGACCGTGGAGCGGGCGGCGGAGTTGATGAGCTGCTCCCCCCGCACCGTATGGCGCTATATCAAGCGCAACCGAATCGAAGTGCACAAGCATCTGGTCGAGCAGGATGGCTACAAGGTTAGGAAGACCTTCCTGCTGACCGAGCCTTCCTTATACATCAAGGAGATGGCAGACTGCCAGGCCAGGAACCTGGTGCCTGCCGGCTTTATTGAGATCACTCTCAAGGTGGATGGCAAAGACCTGCACAGCGCTTTGATCTACAAATACAGCGAGGAGGACAAGCATGAGCATCTATGATGAAATCGATCCCCTGACCTACGCGGAGCTCTATCAGAGCATCTATCCTGATTGGAAGGGTAAGCAGGATTTGCTCAACCAGATTGGGAAAGACCAGGAGATCAAACCTAAGCCGACTCCCAAGCCAGTTCCGGCTGTCACAGCGACTGATAGCAACATACTTGACGACAGTATCGTTCTGGAAGATGAGCCAAGCGATCCCAGCGATCCTGAAGAGGAGTACATCGACTTTACTCCTCAAGAGCGGGTACCAGTCAAATACGATAACGAAGCCAAGCTGCTGGGCTACTTCTGCACCACGGTGCTGGAACGACTTCAGCATAGTAAGTCCAAAGGCCGGGAATGGGAACTGCTTACTAAGGAATACAATAACGGTAGCCTGGCTCCGGAACTCTATGCTTTGAAAGGAAAGCGCACCGAACGGGCCTTACGCCTCTGGCTGGAACGCTATGAACAGAGCAAGCAGGACATGTATGCCCTCCTGCATGGCAACCGCTATCATAAACGGCAACGCAAGATCACCGAACTGGAAGGCAAGGTGCTGCTGGCGATCCTGCTGCATCCCAACCGGATCAGCATCGGCAGCGCTCTCAAGTTCCTGAAAGCCAAAGCCGAGTCCGGACTGATCGACTCACCCAGTTCGGTACCAACGCTCAGACGCTGGGTCGAAGAGTGGCGGGATGACAATCTGGCAATCTGGGAGCAAGCCAGGCAGGGCAGCAAGTTCGTAGCTGAACACATCATCAAGACCATCCACCGGGACAGCAGACTATTGAGCGTGGGCGAAGTCTGGGTAGCCGATGGGCACACTTTGGCCTTCGATATCCTCAATCCCAAGACCGGGAAAGCACAACGCATGACTATGATCATGGTCTTCGACTGGGCATCCCGATACCCGGTGGGTGCCACTCTCGCCTTTACCGAGGACAGCCAGCACATCCAGGCTGCCTTCCGCAATGGCTTCCTCAACTGGGGAGCTCTGCCTCAGTATGTCTATCTCGATAATGGCAAGGCCTTCAAGAGCAAGCTGTTCCACGAACAGTGGGAAGGGCATGACCTGGCTAAGGAATTAGGTGGCATCTTCCCCAAGTTAGGAATCAGAGCTCAGTTCGCCGAAAGCTACAATGCCAAAGCCAAGATCATCGAGCGGTTCTTCCGGACCTTCCAGGAGCAGTTTGAACGCTTCATCAGCAGCTTCCGGGGAGCCAATATAGCCGATAAACCTGCCACTCTGATGCGCAACGAGAAGTGGATCAAGAAGCTCTATACCTGCGAGCCGCCCACTACTGAGGAAGCGATGCAGATGATCGGCTACTATATCAGATATGTATATGGCATCACCCCTCACCGGGGATTGGATAACCGCAAACCCTGGGAGGTGTTCAACTCGGCTCCCAAACCTCAGGATAGGCTGGTCAATCCCTCCCAGCTCAACTTCATGATGTTGAGCGTAGAACGTAAAGCCATCCGCAACGAGGGCATCGTGCTGAACAAACTGAAGTATTGGCATCCTGCCCTAGTGGATCACATAGGTAAGCCGGTGGTGATCAGATACGATCTGGCCGATGCGAGATGGGTGCTGGTCTATGACGAGGCGGATGTCTTCATCTGCCAGGCTTCCCTGCGCCAGGCTCAGCATCCGTTCATCCAGGCCGATCTGCAGAACAGCAAATCGCATAAGGAATACCGTAAGGAATATGCCCAGATCAAGAAGCTGCAGCGGCTGACCGAACAGCGGACCCAGAGCTTCGTGCGCAGTAATCAGGAATCGGTGGATAAGCTGCTCAAGAGCTATATGAACGAGATCCCCGCTGATAACAATCCTACCTTCCTGCAAGCACCTATGATCGAAGCTCCGGCCCCGGGTCCGGAAGAGGAGATTGCCAGGCTGGAACAGATAGTAATCGAACAGGAGAAAGCAATAGCCGCCAGCCAACCTGAACAGACCCACAACGATCAAAATCAAGCTGTTGCCGAAGGATCAAGCGAGTTCGATCCCTTCGACAATGAGGAGTTCAAGAAAATGCTTAAAACGATCGGAATCAAATAAGGAGAAATAGATGAAGCAAGGTAAACTTGTCCCGATCCACAATGTCCAGAAAGCCGATGAGTGCATCGACTTCCTGCTTAAGCGTCCCCGCCTGGAGATGGTGGGACTGGGCATGCTGTATGGCAGGCCCGGCCTCGGCAAGACCACCTATGCCAGCCGTGCTGCCTATGCTCGTGGCTACGTGTATATCAGACTGGAAGCTACGACCACTCCCAAAACCTTCGCCAAGGAACTGCTCCAGAATCTATACAGAAGCATGGGTATGGGTGATTATCTCCCCGTGGGTACTACCAACAACATCTACAAGCAATGTATCCAACTGCTCCTCGATAATGAGGATACCGTCATCATCATTGATGAGATCGACTACGCCTTCCGCTATCCTCAGTTACTCGGATCGGTCAGAGATCTGGTGGATGAGACCTTCGCAGTGGTGATCCTGGTGGGCATGCAGAACGCTATGGATAGGCTTAACCAGATCAATGCTTACTACTTCGACCGCTGTAACTACTTCTACGAGTTCGAAGCGGTAAGCAAGGATGATATTAGAATGTTGGGCACCGAACTGATGAACATTCCCTGTCCGGAGTCCTTGGTCAATTACATCCACTTCAACGCAGCCGGGAACCTAAGGAAAGCCATCAAGATTATGCACATGCTTGAAGTCAGAAGTAAAATCAATCCCATCCCAGCCATGAACCATATTTAGGAGCATTATGAACGAGCAAAGCATTATAATCGACCACTTCGTAGACCGCTTCGTCAGCTACTTCAACTTAGATCTGATCTGTGAGTGCACCGGAGTAGACCGGGATGTGGTTCAGGAGCGCCTTAACCAACTCCTTACAGGCAATGTGATCCGCAAGGTATCCAAATACGAGGATATCTATGTAACCAACCGGGGCCGCTATAATATCAATGTAGCAACCATTTACTGCGGCAACTGGGCATTCGACCTTAAAGCCTGCCAGGATATCTGCTTCCTGCTTGAAAAGAGCCAAATAAAGAGCATCCGGCAATTGGCCTCCAAGATGCAGCGCAGCCGCCAGTGGGCCTTTAAGTACCTGGAGGCACTGATCTCAGTCGATGCGGTGGGTATATGTAAGTCAGGTTATTATACCAAGGACATAAGCATGATCTGCAAAGTCGGCTCGGTGATCAAGAAAGGCATCATTAGCGAGAAGCGGGCCGAGTGCGGCATCCAGCCTCAAAGACGCCGTAAGAAAACTACTAAAACTACTAACCACAAGTAAAGAGCGAGGGCATTCTATGACTCAGGAACAACGAGAACGAAAACTACGCCAAGAGATACATGGCCTGCGGGTCAAGAAGTTTCACTGGACCCTAAATGACTTCAAGTTCATCATCAAGGGTTTGGGCTATGGCGAATCACTTAGGGCTTTGCCGGAGGATCGCTTAATTGAGTTGAAGGCACTCCTACTTAAGTACCGTAAGCATGGCAGACCCCAAATCTTTACTTTCGACCGTCAGGGCAAGTATATGTTCTATCTCATGAAGACTGCGGGCTGGACCGAGTCCCAGCTACGGGCATTTACCATCCAACACTATTCCAAAAGCCACTGGAACCTACTCAACCAGAAGGAACGCAGGGCGGTCATCGCTATGCTGCAGAACTACATCAAACAGAATGAAAGGAAAACCAAAAATACAACCAAGAAGGAGATATCTAATGGACACCCCCAAAACCCCCAGGGCTAAGAAGCCCATTCCCACCAGAGTTGACGCTAACGGACAGAGCATCCCGGTCTCAATCATCAGGCCGGAGATCCTCAAGCAGGATGCCATCGTAACCAAGACCATTAACCGGGCGATCAAGTTGCATGACCGCATAGTAGCAGACAAGAATCAGTTCTTTGAAGATGTGGAACTCTATCTCCAGCAGGTAGCCGAAAAGAACGGACTCGATTGGAAGGGTAATGCCGTCCTCAACAGCTTTGACGGCAAATATAGAGTTGAGATCAGATTCAAGGAACGCATCCAGTTCGGCATCGAACTCCAACTTGCCAAACAGAAGATCGATGAGTGCATCAAAGCCTGGTCAGCCGACTCCAACGTCAACCTCCGAGCCATCATCAGCGAAGCATTTCAGGTCGATAAGAAAGGCGAAATTGCCAAATACCGTATCCTGCGCCTGCGCCGCTACAACATCAAGGATCAAACCTGGAAGGAAGCTATGGAGCTGATCGACCAGGCCATCCAGGTAGTTGCTACCAAGCAGTACATCAACTTCTATGAACGTGACGAATCAGGCCAGCTCCACCAGATCGTCCTTAACTTCCCATCTCTGTAAGAAACAGTGGCAAGGTAATGCATCTCAATTTGATAAAAGTACAGGAGAATGAATAATGGCATATATGAATACCAAAACTACAGAGGTTTTAGAGACAATGAGCATCTTTAATGATGAACGCAACTACCGCACGGATGAGATAGCCGATATCCTCCGGGTTGACCGCTCCAGCGTATATCGCTGGATACGGGACATAGAGAACCCTCTGCCTGCTTTCCGTACTAAAGAGAATGGTCAACTGCGCTGCAAGGGCAAAGACCTTAACGCCTACTTAGATAAATACAAAGTACGCCCTGAGTATGAGTAACAGCCGTGAGTTCCGCATCAAGCGGGACAACTGCAAAGAAGCTTATCTGAACGGCAAGACCGATCCCACTGAGCTGGCGGTGATCTTCGGAGTCTCCGATATCACCGTCCGTAAGTGGGTCAAGAGCGGCAAGTGGGACGAGCTCTTCAAAGAAGAGAACCAACTCGACCACGAGATCGCCATTGCCCGCAAGAAGGCACTCATTCAAGCGCTCAGGGAGTATGCCAAGAATCCTGCCGACACAGCCATCCAAAGCCTGGTGAGCATGATGAAGCAGGATCAGAAGGATCGGCAGCCCTCCAAAGAACTGAACGACTACATCGTCAAGTTCCTGGATCAGGTTACCGACTTCATGATTGAGAAAGGATACGAGACCCTGCTTAAGCAGTTCCAGGGCATAGTCCTTGATCTTGCAGAATACTTAAGAGTTAGAAATGGATAAATTTACAGCCACGGACATGGTTGCTTCCATACACAACCTACCTACCCTCCAAACCCTCCAAACAGCGGAGCCGTTGCCTCCGACTCCGCTGAACCTTCCTACCTACCTACATCCTCCAAGCCAACAGCCCGACAAGGTCGTTCCTCCGGCCTCCGGGTCCCCGACGCCCGTCCCCCTGGGCTTCGGGGGGTTACCCGGTTATGCCTAAGAAGTTCATTCAGCGGCATAACAAAGCACTGGCGGAGATCGCATCCAAGACGATCTCCGTCTTGCCTTTTATAGACGATAATCCTGAAGCCAAGGCAGAGAGGATAAAACGTACTACCGGAGAGGGTTGGGACGCTTTCTCGTTCTTTTGCCATACCTATTTTCCGCATATCTTTCCCCTACCTTTTTGCCCAGCGCATGAGACCATGTTCGATGAAACTGATAAGGGCTCAGGCATCATCGCCATCACTGGTTTTCGTGGGCTGGGCAAAACGGTACTCATGGGAGTGGTCTATCCGATCTGGATGATCATCAAAGGTGAGCGCTATGTGATCCATACCGCTGCAGACATAGATCTGGCGCAGGAACGCACTGCGTTTACACTTCATGAGTTGCAGAATAATAAGCGGCTCACTATGGACTATCCTGAGCTGCAGCCTATGGATAGCTTTGATCTGGACTTCTATCTCAAGAATAAAACCAGGATCAGAGCTAGGAGTATCAAGCAGAGCCACCGTGGAACTATCAATCCTAAGACTGCCAAACGTCCCGGACTGATCGTCTGTGATGATATCGATAAAGAAGAGAACATGGGTAACCAGTCCATCGGTAGGAGACGCATGGAGAAGATCACCCAGGAGCTTGCCGGAGCACTCTCACCTGAGGGAAACGGCAAGATAATCTGGCTCGGGAACCTGGTACATCCCAACTATGCGATCTGCCAGTTTCAAGAGCTCATATTAAGCGAAATGCGGGCCGATAATCCTGATTTCGCCTCAGGGTACCAGTCAGTCCTGAAAACGCACCAAAAAACGATTTTACGCTTCTCTCTCGAAGATCAGCAGGGCAAGTCCACCTGGGAGGATCAATACCCCACTGCCACTTTGCCAAACTTACGAGCTAAGTTCGGGATGACTGGTTATCAAAGAGAAATGCTGGGACAGCCGGTAATCGAAGGTAACATCTTCAAGAACCACTGGTTTACCAAGTATAGATCTCTACCTGAGCCAGCCCAGATGAAGCGGGTCTGGCTCTATGCCGATCCTGCCTGGGGAGAGAAGGGCTGTTACAAAGCCATCATCTCCATTGGCTATGATGGTAATCGCTTCTACGTAATCCATGTCTGGATACGGCAGACTGAGAACACCAAGTTCTTCAGATACTACTATGATGCCTACCAAGAGCTTGATCGCACTTACAGAGTGAAAGCCAGAGCAGCCTGTGAAACAACCTACGGACAGGCTCGTATCCTGGCGGACTTCGACAGGTGGGCACAAGACAACCATCTCCCACCCATCAGCCACCGCATTAAGCGCATAGATAACAAAGATAATAAGAACCTCCGCATCGAGAGAACTGAGACTATCATCGAGACAGCCAAGGTGCTTTTCCCGGAGGGACAGGATACACCCACTTTGATCTCCCAGTTCCTTACTTATCCTGATGGCTATATCGATGGCTGTGATGCATTGGCTGGCTGCCTGGAGCGCTTCTCCGAATATGATATTGGCAGAAACAGAGTAAAAGTTAGGAGATTCAGCTTCTGATGAACTACTACGATAATCTGATGCTGGAATATTACCGGGTCCTGAATAATGCCTGGAAAACAGAGATCAGGGATGCCGCCAGGCTTGCTATCCAGATGCTGAGTGATATGCCGAGAGCAGAAAAACTCAACCAGAGCTCAATAGATAAGCTTATGGGCATCATCAATACCCAGTTGGGAGATGACTTCGCAGCCCTGGTCAATGAGCCCACCAAGGCGATAATAGACCGCTGTGTGCGGCTCGGACTTAAGGACACCCAGGTACAAGCACCTACCAAGACCAGCATCGGACTCTGGGGTATTGAAGACCAACACTTATCTTCCACCATTCAGAAGCAGCAGTTGTTCTGGATCGGCAATCACTTTGAAGCTGATGTCAGACAAAACTTCGCAGATACACTCTCTAAAGCCATCGAGCAGGGTTACACCAAAGAGATGCTGGCAGATACCCTCAAAGATCAGTTCAATGACCTCGCCAACAGATCATCCCACTACTGGCAGGGGCTGGCAGAGCATACTGCACTCAGAATCAGAGAGTTCGGAAGGTTACAAGGTTATAAGAAAGCGAAAGCCAAATACTACAAGCTCGTGGTTATCCTGGATGACCGTACCAGTGACATCTGCCGGGCACTGGCTGCACAAGACAAGATATACCCTCTAAACGATGCAATCGAGGTAATGGATAATCTCATGGCTTTGGATACCAAGTCCAACAGTTTGGATGATGCCCGGGAATACATCAAAGCACTGGCTCCCTGGATCAAAAACGATCAGATCGAATACGACTCAGAGATGAACCCTGTAGGTGTCTCCGGAGCACATACTCCATATCCTCCTTTTCATTGGAAATGCAGGACGAGTACTATAATATACTAAAATAATACCTACTCTAACACAAAGGAATCATAACGAATTCGCATATTGTTTTTTAAGAATACTCTCCTTGTGATGAAATCGAGGATTTCACGATAATGGAGTTGAACCTCCTCATTATCCATGATCCGAATTTTTGATGCTTTTCTCCCCAACGAGTTAAATGATGTTCCCATATCTAAACCACTGGTGCTTGATATCCACCAACGATCATGAATAGGTGACTCATGTTTATCTCCGTAATCCATAAGGTATACTGTTGCGGGGATAGGGTCATCCGAGCTATTATCTCTCCATCCTTCTATATACTTGTTTTTAATATCAGTACCTGGATTACTAGCTACACTAGTAATAATCATCACGTTCAATTCAGGCTTAATTGCTTTAATAAACATCAAAATATCCAAATCTTTTACTGAGAAGTACTGGTCGCAAAGGAATAAATACTCATCGCAGGAATCAGTTATCCATTTTTTGATAAAGCTAATCGCCTTCTCCCTTTGATCAATTTCCACGAACAATATGGTGTCGCTTACTACAGTTGAGGGAGGTCGTACAAACTGGTTGAATGAGCCACTAGTGACCTGTGTCGTTAACTGTAAAATCATATCGAAAGTTGATAACATATAATTAAATAATGGTCTAAGTACCATCTTAGCTTGTTGTGTAGCTCTATTTTTTACAACTAGATTCTCAATAACACATGCGAAAATTGGATACGATTCAGATATTCCATATTTTGCAGCTTCTGTTATCTCTGAAGAGACGTAGTCTTGATTAGCACAAGCAGCAACATTATTCGAATTTAGTGATGCTAAGTACTGCCATGATGCTTCTGCAATGAGCTTGTATGAATTCCCATATTGATTCTGTTCAACTGGATTTTTGAATAACTCTTTTTTGATTTCAAGTACATTAAGCTGCCTCTTCAGATCATTTCTAATAATGCTCCTAGCTGGATCATCGTCAAGCATGGATGCGAAACTAGCGGCTAATTCTTGATCAAGATTATACGCAAAATCTATTAGCTCTTTCCTTGTTCCTTTATGGTCTGAATCATCGTCCGTGGCAATCAGTTGCCATGCTTTTTTAACGAGTTCCTTAGATATCTGTTTATTGGCATCAGATACGTATCTTGCTAGGATAAACAAATGTTCGGCTTTTTCAAAATCAATTGGCAGTTTATTAATCTCATCTTCAATTTCGTTGATAGGAAGTACATTCTGATCAGACACTTTCCGAGTCATCAGACCATAAATGACACTAAGGACGTAACATCTATCTGCAAGATTTGGTATATCTTTTGCCTGGCCAACTAGTTTTTTCCAAGCTGATGCATCCTTTGCCTTGAACATCCTAAATAACTGCGCTTTACATATCAATAAAAAACCATCGTGCGTTATTCCATCTTTCCAGGGAAGTGATTTCTCAATTATTGTATTTAAACGATTCTCCACCTCGGTTTTTTGAAGACGATCTATATAATGGTCTGAATTACGCTCGTTGTATACATAGATATCTGCAATGTTTGATATCACATCATAAAGCACATGATCGGTTTGTATTAGCTCGAGTAACCTAAGCACATCGTCAATTTGTTGGTATGTAATCTTTTTAAAGTGGTTTTTGGGTCGCTCAATTGGATCTAGTAGAGAAACTTTAGATAGGATGCAACGTATGGTATTACATGCAGCTTTTTCTTTTATATCCAAAGGTAATTTGGCAAGTTCGGTTAATGCAGTTGTACTATGGTAAAGATACATAGCGGGTGTTGCTTCATAGAGCACGGCATATCGTAACCCTTGATTATCATAGTGTTTACTAACTTTTGCTTGTAAATGATCAACACAAATTGTATCAGAGATATCTCTTCGATTGGCAAAATATGATCTAATTGAAAGATCACTCAGTAAACGGACCTGCATCACAATTGAAGGAAATTGGTTGATTCTGTTGATAATGCCATGCAGATCATCCCTTGTATCTTCTTTCTGATCCAGTAACCCGATGAAAGCTCTTATTGCAAGGAGCATAGTATAGATATTAGTCTCCGCTAATGAATATGAGTTGATAACGCAACTCTCCCTCTCTTGCTTCGTTTTTTCAAGAAACCCTATAGATAATGCTTTGTCAATCTCTGCCAAGCTGCCAACAATCATATACCCCATGTCAATTTTAAACCAGGAATTATCTATGGATGACCAAAGTTTTGTTATGTTATCTATTATTTCATTCAGTGGTAGTATCTTATCGTCATGAAAACGATTCTGATATCTTGCTAACAGACAAAATGCGTTACATCTTCTATAATCATTTTTAAAATCAGGCACAGATTTAACGATTTTAGAGAGGTGATGGAAACTTGTCGGCTCTATTCCATTATAAATCGTATTTTCAAGGATATAAAGTATCAAATCTTCTTTGATAGGTGTATCGGATATTGAGTCCAAAATATCAAGGTGTTGCGCAGTAAGTCCAGCAACTCCTTTATGATCTATGTAGGATCTGATAACTAGATCTGCAGAGCAGTCCTTTCTATGCTTTGTATTCATTTTTTGAATAATGCTAAGAGAAAGGTCTAAATCATATAAACACAGAATACCGAGTGTGTTCTTAATAGCATCAAAATGATCTGCCAAGGATTCAAATAGAACATCAACGACAGAATTGATCTCATCTCGCAGAACGAACTCAAGCTCCTCATCAATTGGACTAGGAGATTTCTTTTTTATAATCGTAAGTGCATGTAATAATCGAGTAAATGTGTTGCACTTCATAATCAAATTGCTTTGCTCTGAGACCTCATAGAAGACTTTAGAAAGCCGATCATATGCATCTTTAGCATCGAATTGAGATCTCCCAATAGCCAACATTATCTGTAACCTCAGATAATCTTCATGAGGTCCGATCTGCTTAAGATTGAGTAGTTGGTGATCAATACTGTTGATTACATACATAACGACGTCTTGTACATCGCTGAATTCTATTGGTGATATTAGTTCATAAAACACTTTTGAGTTAGGAGAATAATCTGTCTTTCTTACAACTAGATCAATCCCGTATCGAGTCACATCAATGGCATCATTACTTCGTCTATTTGCTTTAATCCACTCACAAAGAAATCGAACTTGAATACTAGTATCCGAAATATCCTGAACAGACTTTATAAGATCAGCCGCAGTTTTCTTCTGACTGATTATTTGAAAGCCTTTCGTGATATCTTGTAAGGAGGGATTAGCGATGTGCTTATTAAATAAATCTGAAGTATCTTTCTCTTCAGAGGGATTTCTTCTGAACATCGAAGCTATAGCCAATTTAGCAAAAGCAAAATCTGTTGAATTGGGATCGTTCTCAACGTTTAATGATGATTTGATAAGATTAATCGATAATTCTGGATCGAATGTAGAAATATCCATAGCAATTTCTACAGCTCTATCGCCTAGTATCTTTGTATCCATGTTTGTGATCGTTACTTGTATTCTTTCTATCAATGTAGGATCTAGTGCCTCTCCTTTGGTCACTTTGTGCTTACATATTTGGGCATAGGCCGCTAGCCTATCTTCAATTAACACTGCTCCGTTTGCAATTTCGATTGCTTTACTAGCTTCTCCCAATGACATTAAAGCATCGATTTCAGTTTTCCAAACTTTATCTTCATTTAGACTTGCAACAGCCGCACTTTTGATTGCATAACCAATCATAACTTCAGGTTTTCTAACCCTCAGAGCTGATAATAGCCCTATATCAATATGTTTTTTCAAGTTTATAAGTGAGCTTGCCTTCGATACCACTTGATAAAGAACTTCATCAGATAAGTAAGACAATAAGTCTATGTACTGCTCTTTAACATAGTAAATCTGTGGAAGTGAATCAAGTGATATATCACTATAAGGATTAACTGAAAGATATCCAATCAGTTGGTCATATACCTCATTTTTCAAATATGAGAGTTGATTCTCAACAAACCTTCTGAAAGCATCAGAGATAAATGTTATTACTCCTTGGTTGATTAGAATAAATTTGTGTTGTGTAAATTCCTGGAGAATGAATGCCTCATCAACATCGAATATGCAGGAAATTTGTTGAACAGTATACGGACTACACTCATTAGCAACAAGACAGAGTACCTTTAAGAGATTGACATCTGTGATATTGGCATGATTCCATTCATTTAGTAAGGCTTTCGGCAAATTGTCAGGTAGCTGCATAACAACAGCCTGGGGTGACAATCCGGAGTTTATCATCCGCTTAATACTTGATAAGTAACCAGGATTCCCATTACTAGTCTTAGCAATTTCTGATATGATATCTTGCTCGCTAATGAATTTTGATAGATACTCTTTAGACTCACTTAACGTAAAGCCACTTAGAATATACGTCTTAGTAAAATTACATTTGAAATATTTGCTCAGTTTGCCAGATTCACCGGTAACTATCAGCTTATACAGTGAGAAGTAATTAGATATCGGTAAGTGGTTAATAATCGTCTGGGAGTCATTTATTGAGATTTCATCAAGTCCGTCAATCAGGATAGTAAGGGACTCTCTCCTTTTAATAAGGGTTTTATTAGCTAAAACAAGGATCTCAAGTAGCTCGCCATCTGGAATCTCAATATTATCGAGATTACATTCAACTCCATTTATAAACCCATAAAGTTTAGTGTATAGCAGATAAGTGAAAAATCGAATATCTGAACCCCATCTACAGCTTATATCGAGTTCTATGTGTATTGTATTACTAGAGTATTTTTTATTATACTCCCTTAACAGAGTGGATTTACCGATCCCTTCATCACCTTCAATGAACAGCAGCTTAGTTTCACCTGTAAGGATTTTATTAATAGTACATATAACATTATCCCTATCTATCAGATCGGATTCATCATAGTTTTGCATATTTAAAACGTCAGCTTCCATCGAGTAACCCCTTGTAGGCCAAAATATATTATAAATTGTTACCTAAATCTCGAGTTTAATAAAACCCATTTCCCAAATCCACCATGCTGATTAACAGCCTCAATCCATTCCTGCAGAAAGCGTTTTTTTACTCTATCCTGCTCAGTCTCCTTGCCCTTTGTCTCAATTATACCCATCTCTCCGGTTTTCATCCTAACGATATAGTCAGGTCGATATTTTTTAATCGTACCATTGTAGATGTATAGGATCTCAAAGTTTAGATGGTCGTTCTTAACCCATGCATCAACTTCTGGATTGTGGTCTAAATGAAAAGCTTCAGTTGACTCCCAGGTACTATCTAGAACTACCAAGTTGATGTGAGACTTACGAGCAACTTCGCACTCCTTGCTAGTGTACCAGATTGGCATATCTGCAGTAGAAAGAATAGGTCTTTCTCTATCAAACACAGGCTCATAATACTCGGTATTCGAGTATCTGATCGCATCACCAATATGTTGAATCACTTTGCTCATATTCAGAGTGATAACCAAACGTCGGCGTAGATCACTAAAATTGAATACGGGGGGATCAATTTCGATTTTATCCGAGGCTATAAAATCCTCTACCAATCTCACCAGTTGGGCAAGCAGATACTCCTTGTTTCCCTTCCAGTCTGATGCCATCAAATGGAAGTTATCTCTGGCGATTTCAAACACTATACGCTGAGTTCTGAACTCTGATGAGAGTTTTTCGAGATCGATTTCGGTGATCTTAGTTAAGTCAGGCTTCCCATCCAAGATTGGTGCAAGCTCTGCAATCTGTCTCACAGAAAATGCATCCAAGACAAGAGGTTGAACATTGTCCCAATCAAGACTTAGTTCTGGTTTGAAAGCTCTGTCTATGCGGACGATATTTGGCCATGATATACAAAATTCAGCCTTTTCGTCAAGAGGCATGATCATGGTTTTTGGCTTCGGGGGTGGTGGGGGTCCTCCCTCTCCACCTTCGTGTGGCAGGAACGTGAAGGGAACTCCGAAGATATTCACATACTCTGGCTCAAATAGCCCAGTCTCTTGATTTACATCGTAAGTGGTTCGCCTGAGACCACGGCCCACTACTTGTTCGCATAATAACTGGCTACTAAATGCTCTTAAGCCCATGATGTGTGTTACTGTTTTGGCATCCCACCCCTCGGATAGCATGCCAACAGATATCACGTTTTGAATCTGTGATCCAGGCAAGAGATTGCCGTTTTTATCCAGATGCCCCACTGTATCCACCTGTCTGCGAAGCAGCTCTGCCTGCTCCTTCTTGGACAATTTGGGGACGTCTTGGGCATCTTCGTTTTCATCATTATCGGTATCATTGTTAACCATGATCGTAACCACATTCTGTGATTCAGCCAATTTGAGAACATTCGAATCTATGTGCAATATCTTGCTAGTCTCACAGAGCTCATCTATGTGCACTTTCCGGAAGTCAAACGAATGCTTTACCCGCGCTGCAGTTTCTGTTCTGTTGCACACGGTTATCATAACAGGAGGAACAGGCTGGTTTGATGCCTGCCATGCTCTGAGAGTCTCTCGCCAATCAAAACCAAGAAGGTAATAAGCGTTAAGCACTAAGTCTGGAAGTGGGTCATCAGGTTTGGCGGAACGATTTAAGTCAGCTTTGACCTCATCATCGCTGTAAATATGGTAAAGCCTGGATTTATAGGTTTTAGCACTGGGATGAGCATCATCTCTGATCACCACACGTGGAGTCTTAACCAAGCCTGATTCAATTGCATCATTAAGACCGAAATCACTAACGATCCAGCCAAACAGGGTTTCCTCAGAGTTTTTCTTTCCAGAGGGGTAAAAAGGAGTTGCACTGAAATCGTAGCAGCAGAGGATGTTCCTGGCTTTATGGATGCGATCCAGACCTCCAATCCAGACTGTAGCTTCCTCTGCGCTGTCCTTTAAATCACGGCTGCGAAGGTATTTACCTTCAGCAGTGACATTGACTCTCCAAGCATGATGTGCTTCATCATTGATAACCAGTATATTGCGGGAATTGGACATCTCGCCCAATACTTCTCGACAGTATGCTTCATCGCTTTTCACCCCGCGTTTATCTACTGAGCGTCTTTTCTTTATCTGTTCTTCACTCTCCCAGGATAAGGTATGCCAGTTTTCTACCAAAACTTTGCCTTGTCTCATCTTATCCTGCAAAGAAGCGGGGACTATTCTGAACAGGTCGTAATAGTTCCCTTCGCTGCTAGGGATCAAGACGGACAAACGATTTTTCACTGTTAGCCCAGGAGCTACCACGAACACATTCTTGGAAAATCTGCGGTCTTGGGGATTGGTGACTTTGTTTATTACCTGCCAGGCGATTAGCATAGCCATAACTATAGTTTTACCTGAGCCAGTAGCCATCTTGGAGCAGAGGCGTTGAAACATACCTCCGTCGTTAGGAATATCAATACCTGTTTTATCAGCTGCGGATGCCTCGGTAAGCCAGATCAGGGTTTCCATCGCCTCCAACTGACAGAAGAACATCCTGCGAGAATCAAACTCCTCAGGATCATACCAATAATCAAGTAAACGCTTGGTTATTCCAGTAACCCCAGGATACCCGGCCTCCCGCCAAGACTTTATTCTCGGCCTGATTTGGTTTACAAGTGGGATTTCAACAAATACACCAGGATCATCGTAGGATTGAGAGCGTTCAGATGCTATTACATAACCTGCAGGTCTTCTTCCATCGGCAAGGTCAAATGTACGGGTCCTGGAATCGTATTTCCAGTAGTATTTAGGCTCCTCATAGGGGGAGTTGATTATTAAGCGATCTATTGTGGTCTGAGGCATCAGTTCAAACCTTTGATCACCAAGCTTTCAATCCCACGATCATCGACTATCTTTACTGCTATCCGCTTGTGATCTCCACTACAAAAAGGCAATGATTCAGAGCCCCGGTATTGATCGATAAGGCTTTCGTCAATGCTTGTTTTCAAGTCTTTAGCCAGTTTTGACCAGCCTTCTTTATCTCCTGCTAAGGGGAGAAAAACTTGCTTGGGGAATAGACTTCTGCCATCATAGTCAGTATCGAGCATCCACATAGCTATCTTGTCTTTTCCTCCTGATTCAATCTGGCCTGTTCGAGTGTTGTAGTAGTCAAAACCCTGGACTTTGACAAGGTAATTACCATCCTTGTCTTTCTCAACTATTACTTCCGGTTGCCCTATCAGCCAAAATGAGTCATTGGAAGCTCTCTTTTTCTTTAGATCCTCGGTCAATAGATCTGCATTCATCTGCACGCGAAGCAATTGAACTCCAGGCCAGTTCGTCTCATCAATGTCCTTAGAGGCCTCCGGATCAAACTGGAATGCTGCAAATATCAATATTTTGGGTTTTGGCACCAGGCTTTGTGCTTCCTCAAGAGCTAATGCTACCTGACGCTGCTCCAATGGCATAAACTCTGATGCGAAGGATACAGCCACCCTTTCTGTAATGGCTTTATCTGATTCAGGGATAGTCTCAGCCACTGCGTGAATCCAGCGATAACCTGGGATTACTTCTATCCTGGAGAATCTTATGTACTGGTTGCTTTTCCCTCGAACTCCTGTTTTTAACAGCTCATCTCGCCATTCCGATTGTCGCAAGGTTTCTCCTGATCTGGCAATGCTTTCATCCGCAACTGGCTCTGAGCCGTTAACAATCTCATCAATGCTTTTTACAGCAGGGGCTGGAACGGCTTCAACTGTGAAAGGTCCCGTAACTCGTGCTTTGCCTCGTTCTACTTTCGGTTGTTGAACCAAATCTTCATCAGGGGTAGGGTCTTCATTTGCTATTGAACCCAAAGTAACATGAGGTACTTTCTTATACTTGAACCCACTACTTATGCCTTCATGGGGACGAGCCAGTTCATAATACTCAAACAAAGAGGTCATTAGTCTCTGCTTTGCCAGAGTCAAAGCAATTCTCGAAGTATCGCAGGTAATCCATCGTCTTCCAAATTGCTCTGCTACATAAGCCGTCGTTCCACTGCCACAAGTGATATCCAAAACAAGGTCTCCGGGCATTGAAGTCATTAGCATACAGCGCTTCACAATCTCATCTGAGGTTTGAACAACGTAGATTTTATTGCCAGCAGCCCCAATTTGCTCCCATAAGCTGTTGATTGTCACTACTGGAAAATCATCTAGATACACTTTGCAACCCAGGCTATTTTTTTCTACTTCTAATCTGTTCTGTTGCTTTAATCTCTCCAACCCCTCGTATGAGTACTTCCATTGCGTTCCCTTTGGTGGATAGTAATCCTTACCTTTGAAATGGAAAACATCTCTTTTTTCAGTCCCTTGTGCGTTCACTCCCAAGATTCTGTATATCTTCCATCCAGGATGATCTATCATAAATTTCTTCATATCTCTACGCTCCTCACCACTTAAAGAAACAGATACTTTTCCGTCTGGACTCTCTGCTCGTAGATGTGATCCTGCTGAATCTGCAAACCACTGCTCGTCTCTATCAAAGTATAACTGGTTATACTTCACTTTATCTTTGTCTTTGGCATACCAAATAACATAAAACACTGCGTTATTCAGTAGTTTCTTTGCAAACATAACTGATGCACGTTTAATGGTTATCTGACTTACGAAATTTTCGGCTCCAAAGATCTCGTCTAAGATCAACCTAACTCTATGGACGTTCTCATCAGATATTTGCACAAATACACTACCGGAATCGCTAAGAAGCAGTTTACATAGTAAAAGTCGATCCCTTAAGTAAGTTAAGTAGGAATGAATTCCCAGTTCCCAAGTATCTCGGAACGCTTTAATCATCTCTGGTTCACTAGAAAGATCATCATCTTTGTCACTCATTGATACTGTATTTTTATCAACAAAGGGCTGGAAATTTGAACTATACTTGATTCCGTAGGGTGGGTCGAAGTAAACCATCTGCACTCTTTCGCCCATCCCTTCTTTTTCAAGCAATGAGTTCATTACCAGTAGCGAGTCGCCTGCGATCAATCGGTTCGACCAATTATGTTTATGCTTGTAAAATTGGATGGCTTCTCGAATAGGTGGGTTCTCTTCGGGTTTGCTGAACAGGGATATCTCCATCTGGTCGTTGGTATCGTTCTCCCTTTTCCGGACAGCTTCTATGATCGTAAGAGGGTCTATGCGTTCATGCACATGTAGAGAAACTGTCGGAACTTCAAAACTGAGATGTTCAGCTTTGCCGGCCCAATGCAATTGGGGATCAATATGGGGGTCGTAGCTGTATGTTTTTTGCTCTCCGTCAGGGTCTGTATCGGGATCGACCATGCCAACCGGAGGGTTATTCAAGCGCTTTTCTTTTGTGTGCAGATAAGCTTCAATAGGACTCGGAGCATCTCTTTTCTTCGACATCTTTCATTCCTTTGAACGAATCTATCCACCGTCCAACTTTATTATTCAAGCTATCTTTGGAGCTCATCTTATCGAAGATTAGCCCCAAACTCCAATAGAACATCAGATTTACATTTTTCTGATTTTTACAATCTTATAGCAAACGTCAAATCTGTCAACCAAAAATCTGTCGCATCCTTGCTCATCCTGATTTGTCAGCGGACAGGATAGTGCTTTCCTGGCTCCGGATCAATAATCACATCTGGAACAAGGAGATAGCATGACCGAAGCGTTGATGAACAGAATCAAAGCTCAGTTAGTCAGACATGAGAGTCTGCGGTTGAAGCCATACCGCTGTACAGCAGGTAAACTGACCATCGGATATGGCCGCAACCTGGATGACAAAGGTATATCCAAGTCAGAAGCTTACGAACTGCTAGCCAATGACATTCGTAGCTGTGGAGAGCAGCTCATCGACGAGATTCCTGAGATATATAGTGGTTTGGATGAAGTTCGCAAGTCTGTACTGCTCAATATGTGCTTCAACCTGGGTATTGGTGGGCTGCTTGAATTCAAAAACACATTAGCGTTTGTAGCTGCCGGAGACTGGGAACGGGCTGCCAATGGCATGCTGGCTTCCAAGTGGGCGAAACAGGTTGGTCACAGAGCGATTGAGCTTTCAGAACTGATGAGGAAAGGCAAGTGATACCGATCCCGGTCGAGATTGATGCCATGCTGGCTATACTCAATCTCCCCAAAGAGATGGGTGATAACGGCATCTTCAAAGAGCATCGTATTCTGGTTCTGGAGACGGTTCGGTCTGTTGTGTTATCGGAACACTATACTCGGGCAATCCAGGAAGACATGCCGGAGGATGACCCTCTGCTGATCTCTTTTCGTTTTGGGTTCTGCTTCCTGATGCTGCATAGTACCTGCGAGTTTCTCAATTTGAAGACTCTAGGCGAGGGAATCGTCAAGACCGTAGGATTAGACCAGTCTGCTACCGAACTTCTCACAGGGAGCGAAATTGACGCATTCAAAGCCAACCTTGAGCTAAGAGCGCTAACCGGGCTTCGAGACTATCTCAATCTGCAAGGTCAGAATCGCCTGGATGAGCTGAAACCCAGACCACCGAAGGTGATCAGGGTGGGAGTGGTCTGATGCCTGATAGATATAACACTCCGGATGAACTGATGCGGGAGATCTACTTGGCTATCTATGCTGCCTTGGAGAGCCGTCTGCATCTGATCGGTTCTGTGATCGATGCCGAGTCCCGCAAGGAGATATTGGCACAGCAGATCTATGACAAGGGTGACTTCTATGGCAATACCGGCTATCTGTTGCAGACTACCGATACTGCCATGATCTTGAGAGTTGGCTCGAATGTAAAACACGAGCATTTCGTTTTGGGCGGCAAAGTGCCTTCCTGGACTCCGATCGCTCCCCTTATCGCTTGGGTCGAACGTAAGCACCTGTCTTGGACTGATAAAGAGACAGGGAAGCTACTGACCGTAGCTGAGATCGCTTATCTCATCCGGGGCAAGATCAAGCGGGAAGGCATAGCTGCCCGTAATGTATTCGCTACTGTCATAGCTAACCGGGAGCAGTGGATATATCAACAATTGAATTCAATCGAGGTAAGTCTATGACCGCACATGAGAAGTTTATCGCAGACCGTAATCGAATAGTCGATGCCCTGAAGTTTTCCGATATCCCCACCATCCAGTTCAACAAGGATGCAATACCCAAGCAGTTACCCTGCGCTATTGTAATCTTGGATTCAGAGACAGGCAAGAATGGCACTTCCAGACAGTATGTGAGTACAGACCTGGCATGGACAGTATTCCTAATCGTCAATGCGCAGAACGTGGATGATCCTGATAATGACTTACACCTGCTCAAAGAGAAGTTCCGAGCCATATATCTCAAACTGATGAACCGGGACTTGCCCAGTATCGAGTATTACACCAGCCGCATAGATGGCACACGTTTGGTACGGATAGCCAAGATCGACCTGCTGAAAAGCGGAACCGGAGCGGGTTCATGAGAGTGATGCGATTAGGTGCTTATAACCTGGCTATCAGTTCTGCATCTGATCTCCTGGAGACCAAGTACAAACCTGATCCGATTGACTTATCTAAGTGCACCCAGATCGGTAAGCAACTGATCTCCAAAGCTTCCGAGACCAAGAAAGTGGTTTCTCAACCCTACTCAATGAGCAATCTGCTCAATCTCCTGGATACCGACGAGTACCACTGCGGCTGTATCGATGCTTTGACCATGGCTACTATCATGCAGTTCGAATGCAAGAACAGCCAGGTCAAATCCTGGATGGAAGCTGCCGAGTTTCCTGCTTGTGAAGACCAGACCACTATCTTAGGCGAGCTGATGAAGTTCTATCTCGCCTGTGGTAACGGCTTCCTGATCAAGATGCGGAATGCCCAAGGCCAATGGATGGGACTGGAACGCATGCTGCCCTCGGAAGTGCAGATCGTGGAGAACTATGATGAGTTCGGTTTCTTCAAACCCAACTATATCCAAGTGAAGAACAACCAGAAGAAGGACTTCGCCTACGAGGACATCATTCACGTGAAGAAGTCCACTCACCGCTCCAACGCTTGGGGTCTGGCTTGCCTGCCCATTGCCATCAACATCGAGATCTTGGGTGAGATCAAGACCTTCGACTATAACAACTTCAAGAACGGCCTGATGATCGACTATTTCGTGATCGTGGAGGGTGGCACTCTACGTGATGGCACAGTTACCGATGAGCAAGGCAATGAAGTGTTGACCGATGCCTATACCGAGATAGAGAAGGCCCTCACCGAGGTCAAAGGCAATGCCAAGAGCCACTCTACAGTCCTGATCGAGAGTGAGAGCCGGGACGTGAAGATACGTCTCGAACCACTCCGTCAGCAAGACCGGGAAGGTGGCTTCCTGGGACTCAAGAAAGACCTCAGAGAAGGTATCCTTGCCTATCATAGAGTACCTGCCAGGATCGTCTCACAGCTTATCCCAGGGCAGCTTGGTGGTGATAACAGTAGCGATATGCGGATGTTCTACCAGTTCGTGGTCAGACCGCTGCAGAACCGCCTGGCACTGGCTCTGGCAAACGAGTTTAACTTTGATTTCGGCTGGAATGTGAAGCCTGAGGACTTCAACTTCGGTAACCTGACCGAGGTGCTGCAGACTGCTGATGAACAGCTTTTCATGCAGAGTCGTAACTTCGGAGCGCAATAACTATGTATAACTATTCAACTGACAATCAACTAAACAACAATACAAAAGGAGGTAGCGTGAATCGTAAACGCACCATTCTCAAGGGAGAACTCCGTAATGTGGAAGTCGAGCTGGTCTCGCTTCTCTTCGATGAGATGACTCCCGCCAATCAGAAGGGCTTTGTGGTCAAGAATACTGTAGGCTCTTCTGGCAGAAGCTATGAACACAAGATCAGCTCCACCAAGTTCAAGAGTGAAACGAGTGGCACTCAAGGACGGCTTTATGTCACTCTGATGGAGCCCAACATCCACGACTCGCAGGGAGACTATTACAACCGGGATGAGATACAGAAAGCCTGTGACCACTTCGCCAAGCATGGCCTGGTGGGCAAATGTGACGTCAATCACAACATGCAGCCGGTGCCTGAGTTCACCGTAGTCGAGAACTACATCCTCAAGACCAGTGACCGGGAACACTTCCCCGATACCAAGGTGGGAGCCTGGGTACAGGTCTTGAAGTGTGAAGATCTCAACTCTGAGCTCTGGCAGAAGGTAGAGAAAGGCGAGTTCAATGGTGTCTCCATCTACGGACGAGCCGATGACTACCGCAGTGCGGAAGCGAGCCTGACCGAGATCAAGAACGAGCTCAACAACCTGCGTAAGGTAGCAGAGCATAACAACAACTCCGAGTTGCAGAAGGAAATTGGTAACATCACCGATCGCATTACCGAACTCGAAAAAAGCAGTGGATCAGTGTTGGTCTCTGATGCGGTAAAGAGCATCGAGAAGAGCCTGAAAGACCTATCTGTGAATATGTCTCGTGCGATCTCCAAGTCCATACCGGGTGAGCCAGACAACAATCAGCAGACTACTGATCGTGAAGTCAGCATCGATGGCAATAAGATCATGGTCAAGGCCAGCCACCGTGAGATCTACAAGGGTATCTCCGACGTGGACTCCGGCAAGGCCATGAACATCCTGACCGCCAATACCACTTCGCTCTTCATTGACGAAGTGATCGGCAGCCAGCCTGGTGATACGCTTTCGGATATTTCGGTGCTACCACTGCTGAAGGACGAGAAGATCGATGTCGGTCTGATCGATGACCTGGTCTTCAAGAATTCCCTAGATGGCGCTCTGACGGCTCAGAATGTGAGTACTGCAGACCTCTCCGTTCCCACCGGGATACTCAATGCCGAGTTCACCTTAGGGAGAGATGTGGTCGAGTTCTACAAGGACAAGTACGGTGAAGATGCCTTCGGTGCCTATGTAGAGAATCACATCGCCAAGAAGACCGAGAAAGCCATCCGCATGCTGCTCTTCAAGGGTGATCGAGCCTCCGCCACTGCCAAGATCAAGGCTCTGGATGGAGTAGTCAAACTGGCTACCACCGCCACCGACGTCACCAACCTCTCCAAAACCACCTATACCGACTGGGCGAAGCGCTTTGAAGCTGCTCTACTGGCCTTCTCCGACGAGATGCTGGAAGAGCAGGAGAACTTCAAGTTCTATGTCAGTCATAAAGACCTGATCCGTATCCGGGCTGAACTCGCCAAGCGTGAGACCGGAGCCGGAGACCGCCTGCTGCTGGAAGGCGGCAACGTCTCCTTTGCGGGTATCCCTGTAAAGCCTCGTCTCATGGATGCCGACTACATCATCGGCGGTCTGCCCAAGTTCATCATCGTCGGCTATCGCACTGATGCCGAACTCAAAGTCGAACACCACGGAAGCGATTGGAAGTACCACTGGTACATCCGTATCCGTCCCGGCATCACCTACATTTCCGGCTTCGTGAAAGTGTTCAAACTCACCACTTAGTTAACAACTTAAAAGATAAGGAGTATCTATGGACTTCATCTTCGCCAATCAAGAGTTTTTCCTGGGTCTGATCTCGGCTCTGGTGGTCTGGATCATCTCCAGAACCACCGGAAGTGTAATCGATAAGGCCAAGGTCAACTCGGCTCTGGCTATCATCCTGGACATCATCCAGGACATCAAGATCAATCCTGCCACCAAGGACCTGGACGATTATGCCAAGAAGCAATTGGCAGTGGAGCGGGCTACCAAGTCCCTCCCAGCCAAGCAGACCAATGTCATCCTCAAGGTCTTCGGCACCATCGGAGGAGCCATCGAATACGTGTTCCACAACCGCAAATGGCTCTTTAGTATCGGCAAGGCGATCAAAGGGGTGTTCTGATGCCCAATCCCATCTCGCAGCCTACCTACCCCTCCAATATGACCGATGCTGATCTGGGGTTCAGCAAGCTGATGGATGTCTTGATTGCCGATCTCGTATATTTCGGGATCGGCACCTACGATCAGACTTCCATCGATACGCTGTATGCCACTCAAGGCTCGGTCAAGACGGAACTGACCACCAACTTCGATCTGCTCGGCGAACTGGCCGAGAAGCCCGGTAAGACGGACTCCAAGCTTTCCAAGCTCAAGACCCGCAATTATACCATCCCGGGCAAGCGAACCAGCACGGTCGAACTCAACATCTCAGGACTCTCCACCAAGCAGAAGAACTTCCTGGAGAGCACTCTATTCATGAGCAAGGATACCACCATCGTGGTGGTCTCCAAAGAATATGACAGAGCTGTGATCTTCACCGGACTCCGCTGGACAGTTGACTGGTCGGGAGAGGCTGACGGCCTCTTCAATGTAGTCATTTCCACTGAGTTCTCCGGAGTAACCTCCAACAAGATATACCTGCTCAAGGATATCCCTGCGGGTGTCTGATCTAACGCACTTCGCAACTACACTCTGAATAAACAAGGAACCAAGATGGATTGCCTGTGTAAACCTGAAATTAAAGAGAAAATCGATTCAGTGCACGAGGAGATCTACGGCAATGGTGACAGCAGCAAGTCACTGGTAACCAGAATGGCGAGAGTGGAGACGAATATGAAGATACTTCTGTCCGTCTCCACCTCCCAGTTCTTCCTGCTGTTGGGCATTGCCCTCAAGATGTTCTTCGGAAACTGAAAAAGGACTATTCTATGAAGCGAGAACCCAAACTCAGCTATAGCCAACTGAGGCAAATACTCTGCCTCACTATCTCCAATGCGACCCTGAAAGCCAAGCTTGAAGACTTCCTCTCCGGCCAGGTAGCCAAGGTAAGTGAGGTGGAATTGCTGGAACTGATCAGCCAATCGGAAGCCGATAAAGAGCTGATAAAAATCATCTCAGGAAGAGAACCTGACGAAATGGATGCCCTTGAAGCCCTGGAGCATATCTCCGCTTTTTTCGTCTATATCAGAGCCAACAAAGAGAGGTTCGCAAGTTGGCTCGGGAGTTTCGGATTGGCGGTAACGGCGTCTCCAAATACCCCTTCGAGAGGTTCGAAATGATCCTGCGTAAACTGGGCTTCACCAATGATGATTTCAACAAGATGACTCTGCCAGAGCTATACCTCCGGCTCTGTATCACCGACCCAAAAGCCTACAGTGGAGACGCATAATGGATGCCATCATCGGCTGGATAGGCGGTAAACGCCTGCTTCGGAAAGTAATCGCTCCCTTTATCCCCAAGGACATCACCGGTTATATCGAGCCCTTTGGTGGTGCTGCCTGGATGCTCCTCTACAAAGAAAAGTGGGGAGAGCTGGAAGTCTATAACGATCTGGATAACCGCCTGGTCAATCTCTTCCTGCAGGTGAAGTATCATCCTGATGAGCTGATCAAAGAACTGGACTGGTTAGTCGCCAGCCGCAAGCTCTTTGGCGATATCCTAAAACAGGAAGGCTTGACCGAGATACAGCGGGCTGCCAGGTTCATGTTTCTGATCACCAGATCATTCGGCAGCAAAGGTGACAGCTTCGGCACCTCTCAGAAGCGTGGCACCTCCAGTATGTATAACCGACTGGAACGCATCAAGGAACTCCACAGACGCCTGGATATGGTGATCATCGAGAACCTCTCTTACGAGCAGGTTATCGATAAATACGATACCAAGAGCAACTTCTTCTACTGCGACCCACCTTATATGTTTGGCTATACCTATGAGAACTCCAAGCAGTTCAGCCATGAGGAACTCTGCAAGAAGCTGAAAGGCATCAAGGGGCGCTTCATACTGAGCTACGATGATAATCCTGAAGTGCTCAAACTATACAAGGGCTTTGATATCAAGCACGTTACCCGAACTAAGGGTATCAATCGTAAGGAAGGGAAGTCCGAGTTCAATGAAGTGATCATCACCAACTTCGATCTTGTAGAATCTGAGCAGGATAACTCCAAGCTCAAGGCCAAAACAAGCAAAGAAATCAGGGGGCTTTCATGAACAGCATCATCTCCTGGGTAGGCGGCAAGCGCATCCTCCGCAAGAAGATCCTTCCGCTCATTCCCAAGCATGACATCTACTGTGAAGTCTTTGGCGGTGCCGCCTGGATACTCTTCGGGAAGTCACCCGATAAAGAAGATTGGCAGACCGGACCCAAGAGCCGATACACAGAAGTCTATAATGATATCAATGGTGATCTGGTGAACTTCTGGATATACATAAAACAGCACCCTGAAGCCTTTGTGACGGAGTTGAACCAGTACTTAGTATCGAGGGAGATGTTCGATAACTTTATAAAGCATGAACCCAGAACCGAGTTGGAGAGAGCAATCAAGTTCTACTATAACCTCGCTTGCAGTTATGGCTCACGCAGTAAAAACTTTTGCGTCAATCAGGGCTACAAGTACATGCCCCTGAGGAATCTGGACAAAGTGAAGGAAGCATCAGAACGATTGCGTCATGTGATCATCGAAAAGCAGCCCTGGGAGAAGATAGTAGCCCGGTTCGACCAACCCCACACGTTCTTCTATCTGGACCCTCCCTACTATACCAAGGAGTACATCTACGAACGTGAGGACGCAGATACCTTCAACCAGCATAAAGAGCTGGCCAAAGTATTGAAACAGATCAAGGGCAAGTTCCTGCTATCTTATAATAACGATCCTTACATCAGGCAGCTATACGATGGATGTGTCATTGAAGAAGTCGAAACGCAGTACTCGGTGTCCGGAGCGTTCCAGACTGAGATTGAGTTACTAATTAGGAATTACGGATGAATCAGCCTAACATCCAAAATTATCACACGCGATTTCCTTACAATAAAAGTATGAATAGTGAGTGATAAAATCAAGTGAGATCACTTCTGATGTACCTTCAAGGCATCCCTCAAAATGGTCAGATCCAATCTTTTGGTAAAAGTTTGTGACTTTGAATCGATACACTTTGTTGTCATGGCAACTATGAACTTCATAGCATCTTCCAATTTGCCACATTGTTCACCTCTTTATTTAGTATTTTTGCAACAAGAGAACACCTTTATTATCTGTCAATCGCAAAATGCCAGACCTAACCTTTAAGCTCGTCCTCGTTACTAATGATGCCAGTCTTAAGCTTGCAGAAGTCAAGCAGGAGGCGGAGTCCACCCAGTCCGCAGTGGAGAAGCCTGCTGCTGTTAAGATAACTGCGGAACAGGCTCTGGCTACCATTCGTGACGTCAAGATCGCAGTGGATGGAGTCCTGCAGGTAATGGGGGGCTTGGTCAAATCTATGAATGGTCTGCTCGACGCCTCACTGGGGCAAAGACAAGCCATGACTTTGGCTTCGGTAGCTTTTGGCGAAGCTGCTGGTGAGATGGGCAATTTTGCATCCTCTATGCAGTCTGTGACCAATTTTGAAGATGATAAGCTTCTATCTCTGATGTCCAAACTGTCCCAGACCTTCAAACTGAACAAGGATGAGATACAGCAACTGGTGCCGGTACTTCTGGACTTCACCGAAGCCAACAAAGCTACTGGGATGAGCGTGGAAAGTGCATTTGATCTCATGGGTCGGGCACTGAACGGTCACACCGAGATGCTTGGCAGATATGGAATTGAACTGGATGATACCCGATTGAAGACAGAGGGAGTATCCTATCTGGTTGAGAAGCTCGGTGAGGACTATGGCGGCACAGCAGTAGCTCTGGCTGATCTGCGCTTGCAGAATGCCAATGCCTTGGGAGATATTCAGGAGACGGTGGGCGATATGCTTACCACTCTGATCAATCCCCTCCTTAATGGACTGAAACTGCTCATGGATGCCTATAACAGCCTGTCTCCAGTGATGAAGGGCTTCGTAGCAGGGATCGTTATTGCTATACCGGTTATCGGCACTGTCACCACAGCGGTGACTGCTCTTACAGCAGCCTATCATGCTCTAAGAGTAGCCATGAACCCGGTTGCCGGCATCATCGGTATCTCGGTGGGTGCCTTGTCTGCATTGGGCTTAGGTCTGGCTGCGGCCTCCACTAAGACTTATGAGGTTAGTGTTGCACAGAGAAGTATGAACGACGAGATCAAGGATGCCCAGCGGCAGGTATCTGTGGAAGCTGAGAAGTTCAGTTTACTGGCTTCCAGGCTATTGGAACTGCGTTCTGCTACTTCTCTCACATCCGCAGATAAGAAGGAGATGAAGAATGTCATCAAGTCCTTGAATGACAACTACTCCGAGTATCTGGGCAACATCAATCTGGAGACGGTAGCATATAATAACCTGGCTACTGCCTTGCGAGCCGCTTCTGAAGCATTAGTTCAAAAGAAGATAGCCGAAGTTTATGGAGAGAAGTACAATGCCCAGATCAGGAAGATAGCTGAACTCCAGATCGAGATCGACTCGCAACAGGCTGAGGTAGATAGGGTCCGAGCCCGCAGACAACAGCTCATGAACTCGGTGGATTGGGAGTTCCTTACCAGTGATCAAAACGCTATGGGCTTCAATCCTGCCACCTATTTTGGTAATGATGGCGAGTGGCTCAAGTTAGAAAGACGGCTCAACTCTTTTGGGGCATTAACCGGACAACTGCAGGCTGCCAAGAATGATCTGCAGCAGATAGGTCAAGCTTATCGCCAAGCGATGTTGGATGCTCCCGATCTGAGCTTTCAACCTTCAGGTGGTTCAGGCGGTGGAAGTGGCAGCACCACACCCAATCAAACCGCTGCCGATGCTGAAGCCAGACGCAAGGAAGCGTTACGCTTGATGGAAGATTTAGCCAGACTGCGACAGACTGAGACTGCTCGGATTGAAGCCGAATACCAGAGACGACTTGCCCTGATCAGAGAGTTTACCCAAGATGGCAGTGAAGCGGAACATAATGCTATTGAGAACCTTGATGCCTGGAAGACCCAACAGGATAATGAGCTTGCAACTAAAGAGAAGGATGCTGTCCAAGCCAGATACAAGGCTGAGATAGACTACTTCTCCAATCTGGAGAACCTGGGAGTAGATTCCTATGCCGCTCTCAAAGCCAGCATGGAAGAGTATTATGCCTGGGCTCTGCAGAACCTGCCTCAGCAGGAGCAGCAGTTGATCCAGGTTCAGATAGCAGAGATAGATGCCCGGCACGTCAAACTGCTCCAAGAACGTCAAGATGAAGAGAAGGCCAAGCTGCAGGAATTGCAAGATATCCGAGACGAATTCTATTCTCGTGATCTCGATAATATAGGTGACAGCTACAGCAAGCAGCTTCTGGAAGTGGATAGATACTATGAGAAGATGAAGGAGAAGCTTCTTGCTGCAGGGATGACCGAGGTTGAGATCGAAAGACAGAAGCAGGAGACTCTGAACACCCTCAGAACCAATCACCAGCTGCAGGTTTCCAGTGGCATCTCCAAGATCTTCGGGGACCTCGCTGCAGCTCAGGATAAGGACACCGAGCGTGGTTTCAAACTTTGGAAAGCCTCGGCTATGGCTCAAGGCTATGTGGATACCTTCTCATCCGCTATCGGTGCTTATAAGTCAATGGTGGGTATTCCTGTAGTGGGACCCGGGCTGGCAGTGGCGGCTGCTGCAGCTGCGATGGCTGCGGGCATAGCCAACATCGCCAGGATCAATGCCACCAAGTTCGAGAAGAAAGCCACTGGAGGACTATTGACAGGACCTTCCCATAATCAGGGAGGTATCCTGATCGAAGCCGAAGGTGATGAATACGTCACCGCCAAAGATAGGGTCAAGGCCTTGGGCAGGAACCTCTTTGACTTCCTCAACTTTGCCCCTCTGGAACAGGTGAAGCTTGCCTTTGCCGGGATGCCTGTTCCCTTAGTGCCTATTCCCAGTAACCTGGGCTCATATTATGCCGCCGGTGGCACTATCTCTTCCGGAGGCGGTATGAATACCCTCATCGATCTGATTACCACCCTGAAAGATGAAATCGTCTCCCTCAAGCAAACAGTCATGGACTCCAAGCCCATCATCGAGGTGAATGTAGATCCTTTGAGTAACGATCCGGTCAAGGTCTCAGAGATCGCCGATACCGGCAAGATGATCAGGAGTGAGATCTAATGCCTAACCTCTTCAAGATCGACTTCATTCAAGGCAAGACCGATGCTTCTGACTATAACCAGGTGAAGCATAGCCTGGAAGATACGGCTACTAATAGAGCCATCATCAGCCTATCCGTCTCTGCCGATAAGCTGCAGTCGGTCTCCAACTACAGCAGAGAACCCAAGCGGCTCGTCTTTGAGTGCTTTCCCACTACTTGGATACAGGATAACATCCTGAGTGGGAACAATGAGCATGAGCGTTACATATCTCACTTCGAGGTTAGGGTCTATCGGGATAACTCATTATTCTTTACAGGCATTATAGACACATCGCAACTGTCCTTTGACGTATCCTCCGGTATCATCAAGATCACCTGTTACGATAAGATCAAGCTGCTTTCACTGTTCTCCGACCTTACTCACTATTACTCGCTTACGGCTGGTTATCAGCCCCAATGGATACTCGGCTACTTTATACAAGACATAGAGCAGAAGATACCGATCAGCATTCCATACTCCAACCAGTTCACTATCCCAACTTTGAACATCAGTTCCAGTAGCGCTATGACCATTGCCCACATCGACTTTGATGACCTAATTCAATTTCCCAACCCCACCGGTGGCTGGACTTACAGTTATGACAGCTCAGGCTGGCCGGGTCCTTTCTGTGGCTTCAGGATCGATACTGTAGTAAACCGCATTAGCTTTGTATTTGCCTATAAGAAAGTGATCAAAGCCACTTATCCCAATCCTGCCACCACCAGATACCAAGGCCGTTATCGTGGACGCATCTACAATTTCTTCAATAACATCTGTCCTGTTGTTATTGAGTATGATGAAAAGACCGACTGGGTAGAAGATCTGGCTTCACTGGAAAACGCTGCCAATGAGTTTATCGGCTTCTATATTGAGAACGGTATCTCCGAGACTACCCTCTATAATGGATTAGTATCCGTAGGCTCAATAGATGGTCGGAACTATGGCAGCAGTCATTACATTGGCCACTGGGTCGAAGCTCATTTTCATGGCAATCTCTTCCCGGCCAAGCTGTTTCCGGGCAAGGCCTATGAGAACTACAATGATGAGCAAACCGATAACCTAAAAGCTCTGCAGGCCATGCTTATGCTCTATAATGCCACCATCTTCTCCGATCCCGAGGGACACATTGTGCTCAAGAACAAGGATGCCTATGCCAGTACCATCATCGATATTGATGCGGATGATGTGGTCAGTTTCGTCAGCAAACGGGGCAATCCGGAGAAGCCGGAGATCAACTGTCTGGATATCCTGGCAGGAGATACTACTCAACTGCAGAGCAGGATTAAAGACTATCTGATCGACTTTCATGACTCCAAGTGGAGCTGCGAAGCTACTATCGATAATCTCTCCAAATACAACCTCAATCTCCAGTCGAAGATACGCATCCAGAATAAGATCTATGCGATAACCGAACTGGAGCGAAACTACATAGATGATGAATACAAGGTGAAGGCATGGCTGTTATAAAGGGCTTCAAGCTTATCCGCTGGGCTGATGAGGGCATCTATTACTTCTTCTGCCCCAATGGACAGATCGAGTATAACCCATCCCAAAAGTGCCGTATCGAGAAGAAGAACGCCTATGATCCCACTATCATTCATAGAAGGGAGGCCTATCGGGAGGACTCTTTCGATCTGGAAGCGGTACTCGAACCAAGCGAATACTACGGTCTGATGAACTTCCTCCTCAGTCCCGGTAAGCTCTATCTGGAATACACTGCCTACAACAGCATCAAAAGCCAGTTCCCGGTCACAATAGCTCAACTGCCAAAATGTCCGGATGATCTGCACGAGTATCCCACTAAGGTCAAGTTCAGTCTGGAATCCAGATATATCGGCAGTCCCGGCTATATCGACTTCGGCATCATCATTATCACCGACTTTGACGAGACGGTGATAGGACAAACCCAAATATAA